GAGAAAGATGCCTGTTATAAGAAAGTCAAGAGTAGATACAGTGTTTGGCCTTCTGCATATGCATCCGGAGCACTGGTAAAGTGTCGTAAGGTTGGTGCTGCTAACTGGGGAAATAAGTCAGAGTCTGTAGAGTATTCTGATTGGAGAAATGATTTTCAGGCAACTGAATATGAGTTCACTGATATTATTAAACCAGAACCTATTAAGGGTGGACAAGAACAGATTGATGAAGGACAAAAGTGTTGGAAGGGATATGAGAAGAAAGGAACCAAAAAGATGTTCGGTAAAGTTGTAAATAATTGTGTAAAGAAGGAAGAATTTGTAGATGAAGCAAAGCATACTGCAACTAAATCTGATTTAGAATCAAAAGTTGGTGGTGGAAATCTAAAAAAACTTGTAGTAAAGGCAGTAAAAAGAATAGATTATGATGTCGATGGTGATGTAGATCCTAATGATAAAGTAGAGAAGAAGACTGGAGATTATGGAGAGGAACTGCCCACACCATTTGGAAAGTTCAAAACAAAAATTAAAAAAGAAGAGTTCTCTGATTGGAGAAATGAACTTGATGAAGGATGGAAAAGTGCTCTTGCTGGTGCAGGTGTTGCTGCTGCTCTGATGTCTCAGGGTGGTCAAAAAGCACCCGATAAAAAAACAACAACATCTCCTTCCCGTTCTAATACAGAAATAGTTTCAAAAACTACACAAAAAAAACTAAGTCCAATGGACCAGTGGAGAAAAAATCACCCAAAATTAGCAAACAAATCTGATAATCCTCCAAAGTTTAAAAGAAAAAAATTAAGTCCCATAAACAACGATTGGAAAGAAGCAAATCCAAAATTGGCAGAAAAAGAAAAAGACAATAGAAGTAAACTTGGAGAAGGTGCTGCCTGGACTAAAAAATCAGGTAAGAATAAGAAAGGTGGCCTAAATGAAAAGGGTCGAAAGTCTTATGAAGCAGAAAATCCTGGTAGTGATCTAAAAGCACCTAGTAAAAAAGTTGGTAATAAGAGAAGAACATCATTCTGTGCAAGAATGAAAGGTATGAAAAAGAAACTAACATCCAAAAAAACTGCTTCTGATCCAGATAGCAGAATCAATAAGTCCCTAAGAGCCTGGAATTGCTGATATGAAAAACTTTAAACAATTTCTTTCAGAAAGCATCACTATTAATGGTGATTTTAATGGAACTCTCAATGTAGGAGGTTCCGAACCAGAACAAGCATCAGAGTCTTACTTTGCCGATGTAGTGTGGGAAGGTAAGATGTATCGTTTAGAAGTAGAAGGCAAAATGCTTTCTAATAAAGAACTTGCCGAACAAATTCAAGGAGAATATCCCGGAGCAATGGTACATAATGTATATCCGGGTGAGGTAAATACTTCAAGGATTAAAAATTCTCAAAGGTATCAACCTGAAAGATTATCGTGGAGTGACTAATGGCACAGTGGAATAAGACTACTCAAGACTTTCTAAATCAAGAGAGAAGTCTCTTTGAGGTATATAATATTGCAGATCACTGGGGAAACCAGACAGATTGGAGACCTAATTTTTCCGATAGTAATAGACTTAAAGTTGCTCCATACCAAACAGTATTTTTCAATACTTTTCAGTATGGCAAAGAAGCTGATGTATGGGATGAAAGATTAGTCGGAGTCGGTGCAACTGCTACCTTTAATGCATCATCCAGTAATGTAGTAATGGAAGTTGGTTCTGCTGCTGGTAGTAGTGTAGTTCGTCAGACCAAGAATGTAATGAGATACATTCCTGGTAGAAGTGGAACTCTTACATTTGCAATTCGTCTTGATACTCCACAAGTTGGTATTCGTAGAAGATTTGGATTATTTGATGAAAATAATGGTGCTTACTTTGAGGATGATGGTGGCACTTATTCTTATGTAATTCGTAGTAATACGACAGGTATTGTTACTGAAAGAAGAGTAACCAGAGACGATTGGAATGGTGAAAAGTTTGATGGTAATGGATATACTGGTGTAACTGCTGATCCAACAAAACAGCAGATGATTTCCATCAACTATGAGTGGTATGGTGCTGGTATTGTTGAGTTTGCATGGTTAATGAAAAATGAGACAATTCCGTCTCATACATTTGAGAACTCAAATACTTTGGATACTGTTTGGTGTTCCACTCCGTTCTTACCCATTCGTGTTGAGATTGAAAATGTAACTGGTGTTGCTGGAACTCATTACATCTATCAGGGTTCTAATTCTCTAATTCAAGAAGGTGAGCCAGAGAAACTTGGTATTCTTGAAAGTGTTGCTAATCCCATTACAGGGACTACGATGTCAGCAGCAAATACATTCTATCCAATTATAAGTCTCAGATTGAAAGCTAGTCAGTTAGGTGCTGTTGCTCTGATTAGATCTCTACAAGCAGCAACGAATGATAATACTAATGTCTATTGGAGATTAATTGAGAACCCAACCTTAACTGGTGCAAATTGGACAGATGGTTCAGATCCAAACTCCTTTATGCAATATGATACAAGTGCTACTGCTATAACTGGTGGGAATACTATCCTTAGTGGATTTACAATTGCTGGTGGTGCGGCTCTAACTCCTATTGATGAAAAGGCACAACTACAAATTGGTAGAAGTGGTATTGGAACAATCAGTGATATATACACTTTAGCATGTGCTTCACCTAATACTAACAAGAAAGCACTTGCAGTACTTAACTGGATCGAACAAAGGTAATTATTTTTATGAGTGACGTATATCTTGGTAATCCATTATTAAAAAAAGCAAATACTGCGATTGAGTTTACAGAAGATCAAATTATTGAATTTCTGAAATGTAAACAAGATCCGGTTTATTTTGCAAATAACTATATTAAAATTGTTTCTCTTGATGAAGGTTTAACACAGTTTCATCCATATCATTTTCAAGAGAAACTAATTCACAATTTCCACAATAACAGATTCAATATTTGTAAGATGCCACGACAGACTGGTAAGTCTACTACTGTGGTATCATATCTTTTACATTATGCACTTTTTAATGACAGTGTAAACATTGGTATTCTGGCAAACAAAGCATCTACTGCCAGAGAATTGTTAGCAAGATTATCAACTGCATATGAAAACTTACCAAAATGGATGCAGCAAGGTATTTTGGTATGGAATAAAGGAAATATAGAACTCGAAAATGGCAGTAAGATATTGGCATCATCTACATCTGCGAGTGCTGTCCGAGGCATGTCGTTCAATATCTTATTTCTCGACGAATTCGCATTCGTCCCTAATCACGTCGCTGACTCCTTCTTTGCATCTGTTTATCCTACTATTACTTCTGGCAAAAGCACAAAGGTAATTATTGTATCCACACCACACGGTATGAATCACTTCTACCGTATGTGGCACGATGCGGAAAGAAATAAAAACGAATATATTCCTACAGAAGTTCATTGGTCAGAAGTTCCTGGTAGAGATGTAGTTTGGAAAGAACAAACAATTGCAAACACATCTGAACAACAATTTCGGGTTGAGTTTGAATGTTTGGGTGGTGATACAGAGATTGAAATTTTGGATGATAATGGAATTGTACAAAAAACTTCTATGGAAAATTTATATGAACGATTGTGAGTTTTTTGGATTATAAATAATAATAAAATGTATCATATATACTTCCTTAAAGATTCAAACAACGAAGTCAAATATGTAGGACAAACCCAAAATTTAGATGATAGAAAAAGAGAACATAAAAGAAATAAACCCCCACACACTTTTGAAATAAAAGAGCAAATAGATGTTCCAGAAAAAGCAAAGGAAAAAGAAATTTTTTACATAGAAAAATTTAATACTTTTACAAATGGATGGAACAAGTCCACTGGTGGGGAAGGTTTTGGAGATTATGAAAGGAAAGGAATTGGCGGAGTTAAGAAAGGTAATATTCCTTGGAACAAAGGAATTAAAAATTGCTTTTCTGAAGAAACTTTAGTGAAAATGAGTAACTCTAGAAAAGGCAGAGTTTTTAGCAGAAAAATTAATGATAATACGATAAGAACAATAAGAAAACTATATAATAAAAAACCATATTTACAGAATGTTGGAATGACTATGAAAAATGGCAAAAAAATGTCTTATGTTCAGGCATTTTGTAGAGAATATGCCGAAGAATATAATTTAACTCCTCAAGGATTGAAGAAGATTATTTTAAACGAGTGTTGGAAAAATGTTTAAGATTAATAAAAATATTAAAGTAAAAACACCTGATGGATTTAAAGATTTTTCAGGAATACAAAAAGTTTATAAACCTTTTTACCATTGGATAATATTTGATGACGGATCAGAAATAAAATGCTCCGATAATCATTCTTTCGGAAAAGAAAAAATTAAGGCATCAACAATTAAAGTTGATGATATTTTACAAGAAAAGAAAGTATTATATAATGAAATAGTAGAAGAAGGAATTTATCTTTATGATTTACTTGATGTTGGCGAAGACAATCTTTACTATTCAAACAATATAGTATCACACAACTGCGAGTTCTTGGGTTCTGTTAATACTCTTATCAATCCATCAAAACTCAAAACTTTAGTATATGAAGACCCGATACAAAGAAATGCCGGATTAGATGTTTATGAAAATCCTATTGAGGATCATAATTATCTAATCACGGTTGATGTTGCCCGTGGTCTTGGTAATGATTATTCGGCATTTATTGTTTTTGATATCACAGAGTTTCCATATAAAGTAGTTGCAAAATATAGGAACAATGAAATCAAACCAATGTTGTTTCCTAATATCATATTTGATGTAGCAAAAGGATATAATCAATCCTGGCTATTGATAGAGGTTAATGATATCGGTGATCAAGTTGCTAGTATTCTTCAATATGATTTGGAATATGAGAATATTTTAATGGCAACTATGAGAGGTAGAAATGGACAGATAGTGGGAACAGGATTTTCTGGTAAAAAAACTCAACTTGGAGTTCGTACAACTTCAGCAGTCAAAAAATTAGGATGTTCAAATCTTAAAACTCTTATAGAAGATGATAAATTACTTGCATCTGATTATGAAATCATATCAGAACTAACTACATTTTCACAAAAAGGAAATTCTTTTGAAGCAGAAGAAGGATGTAATGATGACTTGGCAATGTGTCTTGTAATATTCTCCTGGTTAGTAGCACAAGAATATTTTAAGGAGATGACAGAGAATGATGTAAGAAAGAGAATATATGAAGAGCAAAAAAATCAAATTGATCAGGACATGGCTCCATTTGGATTTATTGAGGATGGAATTAACGGTGAAACAACTTTTGTAGATGATTCTGGAGATAGATGGTATGCAGATGAATATGGAGATCGTTCATATATGTGGGATTATAGGTAATGTCTATTGATGATGAAATTGAATTGGAACATTTATTATTTTTTGATCGCAAATGTAGAGTTTGTGGAGAAGTTAAAAGTTTAATAGATGATTTTTATTTGACTCGAAAAGGTAGAAAAACATTACCGTCAGCATATTCATATGAATGTAAGGAATGTACGGTCAAAAGAGTAAGTAGAGGTAGAAAAAGCACTTTAGTATGGGAATATCCTGATTGGTAAGTATTCACGCATCGTTTCCCCACTAGAAATGCCCCTTTTCCTAAATATTTTTAGGTAAATTGGATGCGAGGAAAAAACAAGATGCCACTAAATTTAGCATCTCCTGGTATTGTAGTAAGAGAAGTAGACTTAACTGTCGGTAGGGTTGACCCAACCTCCAGTGGCATCGGTGCAATTGTTGCACCTTTTGCACAAGGTCCTGTCGATCTTCCTACAGTAATCGGAAGCGAGAAAGACTTATTAGATGTGTTCGGAAAACCATATGGAACAGATAAGCACTATGAGCACTGGTTAGTTGCTTCTTCTTATCTGGCATATGGTGGAGCACTTAGTGTTGTAAGAGCAGATGACACTGATCTACAAAACGGTTTTGTTGCTGTTTCCGCAGCTACCACAAGTATCAAGATTAAGAGTCTTGAGCACTACGAAGAACTAGGATACAACGAAAATCCAATTGCAGGTGTAGTTGTTGCTGCGAGAAATCCCGGTTCTTGGTCAAATGGTTTAAGAGTTGGTATTATTGATGCCAAGGCAGATCAAATTCTTACACTTTCTGCAGCACCTGCAGGACTTGTTGTTGGAATGGGAGTTACTCAAACAATTTCAGCAGTACTTCCCGGAGCAGGAACTACTTCAGTTCTTGATGGATATTTAAAAGGTATTGTAACTCAGGTTGCCGGTTCGGATGCTTATGTAAAAGTTCTTGAGCACGTTTCTGCAGCAGGAACTGTAACTGAAGTTGATTATCAACCATCAGGTGTTTATGCATTCTCCGGAACTGGGAATGTAGCAATTCACACTAGTGGACAAGCAGTATCATATGCAACTACTTCAATTACTGCACAGGCAGATTGGTTCGATCAACAATCACTTACTTTAACTTCTTCATCGACTGTTAAGTGGAATCAACTTGCAGATCGTCCAGGAACTTCTGAATATGCAGCATCAAGAGGTTCTAGATTTGATGAAGTCCATGTTGTCGTAGTTGATGGTGATGGAGATATCACTGGAAACTCTGGAACAATTCTTGAGAAGCATCTATCACTATCAAAAGCAAAAGATGCAGAATTCTCTCTTGGATCTCCTTCATACTGGAGAAAGTATATTGCAAATGGTTCTCCAAATATTTTTGCAGGATCACAACCAGCAGGTATTGTGACCACTGGATTCGTTAGTGGTGGAACTGGATTCGATCCTGAAACTGATGTATCTTGGAATCAAAATGCAGAAGGTATTACTTTTGGAGCAACTGGTAATTCTAACAACACATTAGGTGGTGGTTGGAATTATGATGGAGCAGGTAACATAGAAAATACTGGTGCATTAAGTCCAGGTCTAAATGGATTGGCTACTGGTTACGGATTATTTGAGAATACTGAAAAGTATAATGTAGATTTCATTCTTATGGGATCTGCAGGATATATTAAGGAAGAAGCACAAGCACTTGCGAATAAGTGTATTGCGGTTGCCGAAGCAAGAAAGGATGCAATTGCATTCATCTCTCCATACAGAGCTGCAGCAATTACTGATACATCTGATGATAGAGCAGTAACTATCAATTCAGATGAGACGATTACTGAGAATGTAATCAGTTTCTATGCTCCTATCACTTCATCAACTTATGGAATCTTTGATAGTGGTTACAAGTATATGTTTGATAGGTTTGCAAATACCTTCAGATATGTTCCACTAAACGGAGACATTGCAGGACTTTGTGCCAGAAATGATGCGAACAACTTCCCATGGTTCTCACCAGCAGGAACAAATCGTGGTGGAATTCTAAATGCAGTTAAACTTGCATATACTCCATCTAAAGTACAGAGAGATAGATTGTATTCTAATAGAGTCAATCCAGTAATCTTCTCACCTGGTGCCGGTATTGTTCTCTTTGGAGATAAGACTGGATTTGGTAAGTCGTCAGCATTTGATCGTATTAACGTTCGTCGTTTGTTCATCTATCTTGAGGACGCAATCTCTGCTGCTGCAAAAGATCAACTCTTTGAGTTTAATGATGAAATCACAAGAACTAACTTTGTGAATATTGTCGAACCATTCCTTCGTGATGTTCAGGCAAAGAGAGGAATCTTCGACTTTGTAGTTATTTGTGATGAGACAAATAACACTGCTGCTATTATAGATAATAATGAGTTTGTAGCAGAAATCTTTATCAAACCCGCAAGATCAATCAACTTCATCGGTCTTACGTTTGTTGCCACCAGAACTGGTGTTTCATTTGATGAAGTAATCGGTAACGTTTAATCTAGAGGTTTAAGAAACAATGGCTCGTCAACAAGTAAATACTTTACCACTAAGAACTATTAGTGATTTTAAAAGTAAATTAAAGGGTGGTGGTGCAAGACCTAATCTATTTGAAGTGGAATTAGCGTTCCCTTCAGGTGTGAATCTTCAAGATGAAAACGAAGTTCTTGACAATGCTAGATTTTTAGTAAAAGCAGCAGCACTACCTTCTTCAACAGTAGCACCGATCGATATTCCTTTTAGAGGAAGAATCCTGAAAATTGCAGGTGATAGAACATTCGAAACGTGGACTATTACTGTAATGAATGATACTTCATTCAATATTAGATCTGCATTTGAGAAGTGGATGAACTTCATCAATAAACTTGATAATGGAACTGGTGAAACAGATCCTGCACTTTATCAAGTAGATGCTAAAGTTCATCAACTTGATCGTGCTGGTGGAGTGCTTAGAAAGTATACTTTCAAGGATGTTTTCCCGACTAATATTTCTACAATTGACCTAAGTTATGAGACAACTGATACCATTCAAGAGTTTACCGTAGAAATGCAAGTCCATTATTGGGAAGCATTTAAAGGAACCACTCTACAATCTGGTGGTGAAGATATCTCCTAAATAATAAAATAGTAGTCTAAGTTAGTTTATAATATGGCAAAACTTTTTGGTTTTTCTATTGATGATACAGA